CGTAGATAACCCCAATTGTGTCAATGTTCACATAATTCGGCACATAATGCCACCGCAAAGGGATAGGCTCAACGTCAGGGTCTTCAGGCTCGCTCCACTCGTCTACTACTTTAGTGTAGAGCACCTCTTGCGCTTGCTCTTCGTCAACAAATTTTAGGTAAAAATCAGACATTTTGTTTTCCTTACGTGGTGATTTGAGTCACGCCATCACTCAAGAATGGCTTCAGCCCATTGGCGTTGTCAGCGAAAGTAGCGTTTGCGCCCGAGGAGAATAATGATGGTTGTGCTGTTAGACCCGTTACCATGCCCGATAAGTCTTGGTTAAACGCTGATGCACCTTGGAGCATTTGAGACATATTAGTAACTGCACCTGTGTTCCAACTACCAATGTCTTGGTTAAATGCTGTTGCAGCTAGGAACATTTGTCTCATATTAGTAACTGCACTTGTGTCCCATGAACCGATGTCTTGGTTAAATGGTGTACCGTAGAACATTGCAGCCATACTAGTAACTTCACTCGTGTTCCATGAACCGATGTTCTGATTAAACGCTGACGCACTGCGGAACATTTCAGGCATAGTAGTAACTGCACCTGTGTTCCAGTTGTTTATAGTTGCGCTACCACCGTTGTTAAACGCTGACGCACCGAAGAACAGTTGACCCATATTAGTAACTGCACTTGTGTCCCATGAACCGATGTTCTGATTAAATGCTGATGCACCGCGGAACATAGTAGACATATTAGTAACTTCACTCGTGTTCCAAGAGCCGATGTCTTGGTTAAATGCTGTTGCATCGTAGAACATACTATTCATATAAGTAACTTCACTCGTGTTCCATGAACCGATGTCTTGGTTAAACGCTGCTGCACCGCGGAGCATTTGAGACATACCAGTAACTGCGCCTGTGTTCCAGCTTCCAATGTCTTGGTTAAATGCTGTTGCGTTTTGGAACATTTGAGCCATATTAGTAACTGCACCTGTGTTCCACGAACCGATGTCTTGGTTAAACGCTGATGCACTTCGGAACATTTGAAACATATTAGTAACTTCACTTGTGTTCCAAGAACCAATGTCTTGATTAAATGCTGATGCACCGTAGAACATTGCAGCCATACTAGTAACTTCACTCGTGTTCCAAGCACCAATAGCACCGTTAAATACTGTACAGCCTTCAAACATATTGGATAAAGAGCCAATTAAAACAGGTGCGTCAGTAGCTGTCCCAACTAAATTATCACAACTCCTAAACGATGCATTCCAAGTAGTCATACCCGTAACGCTACCCCATTGACGTACATCAACACATTTAAGCCTGTCACCACCATTATTAAAGAATGGCGCAGTATATGTACCCGTTACACTGATATCGTAGTAACCCGCAAGTGCATAGGTCTTAGCAGTCAAGTCACCTGTAGAGGTAACACTAGTACCATCACCCCAATTAATAACTGCGTCACGAGTACCTGTACGATTAGGCCATTGGAATGTGCCACCGTCTGCACTGATAAACACGGTCATTACAAAGGAAGCTAACGAAGGCGCGCCCACAGGCGTAATTAACCCCGAGTAATTGATATAGCTGGCGTAATAAATGATTTGGCTAAATGTACCTACACCCAAAGTTAACGTATTTGTTGTTGCAGGAAAGAAAGGTTGCCCGTAAATACGCTCACCATTAACTGGTGATCTCATATCTGTTGTACCGGCGGTCAAAATAATACCTGACACGGGCATGTTAACATCAACAATCATCGTGCCGCCCGCGCCGTACCAAGACGTAAAATTAGCGCCGGTCATCGTAGCCGAATCGGCAGCGCGGGTAACTTGTGATGCCGCTGTTGGAATGTAAGATGATGCGTATGCGCCGACTTCCAGTTGTGCAAATGTTACTGAGCCTGTAACGGTTAAAGTTAAAGTACCTGCTGTCGGCGTAAAAGTAAAAGTCTTGCGTGATGGGTAAGCACCTGAGCCAACGACTGTGGCTGTCGCTGTGCCTGATAACGTAACTGTACCCGTGCCATAGAAACTAAGTGTATGAGCAACGGCTGTAACCGTTACGTTCTGAGTCACCAACACCGCGCTGTTTAGTACTAAATTAGTCCTCTGCGCTTCCCGCATCAAGCCCAAGGGCGTGTGGGTAACGGGGTCATAATCAAATCGTGGCGCATTAATAGCCGATGATTGGAGAACGCCATCAACATCTGTGTAGGTAGCTGTGGACGCGCGCGTAAACGTAATACGAGGATCTAGCGTGTCGTTGGCGATAAAGTTTAAATTTAACGCCGCGGCTAACGCTGATTTAGCTAACGCCATAAGGCTAGATAAGCCAATAGAAAGCCCATTGCGAGCGCCATCGCCCCAAGTCATCGTATATTTACAGGTTTGGCGTAAACTGTACCGCCTGCCGATATTTGAATAGCGCTTACCCGCCATAAACCGCCTGTACCACCAGGCACTGTAAACGGAATCGGGGTATTTGCGGGAATCGGAGTGCTAGAAGTTGTAGCTGTAGCGTTTTCGCCTACTAAAACGTAGCAGGCTTCAGTTGCCCAAATTACTACGCCTTGCGGGCCTGCGTTCCAGCCTGTTGTCGAACCAGCCGTACCCGTAAAAGCAACGGTTTGTGCAGGAAAATTAGCATCAGCTAAAGGGTTTAAAAGTTCCAAAATACTCTCCTTACGCCAGAAATTTAAGGCGGTACAACGTTTTTAAATACAGCTCAATGATATTATCCACCAATTGCTGTAATGCTGAGTCTTCTTTGTCGCAAAATTTGTACCGATTGGCTTCTATTTCAGTTAATTGGTCTTCTAAAAACTCAACTACATTAGTTGTTTTTTTAGCTGAATTAAGCGCAATAGGGCCTATTAAACCATGTCTGCCCTGATAAGCCTCAGCATACGCATCAGCTAAACCAATAATGTTTTCATAAAACTTTTGTAATGTTTTATGTTTAGAATAACTGCGGGTGTTCAAATGAACGCTATGCGTGACATCGCGAGCCAAAAACAACGTACCTATGAAATCCGAACACTTCATAACATTTGTCCTTGTTGTGGCATTTGCTCAGGCATCGGTTGCATTTCTTGCATTTGTTGCATTTCTTGCATTTGCCCGGGCATTATAGGCATTTCAGGGGCTTGTTGTGCGGATACCATATCACCTGCGGTCATCACATCGCGTAACGTTTGCATGACAACCTCTTGCACTTGCTCGGGGTTCATGCCTGAAGCCACAGCAGAGATACGCTTAGTTTCCGCATTGTATTCGTCAATCTTGAGCTTTTGAGCTTCCATTGATTGGCTAACATTTTGCAACATCTGGTGCATCTGATCCATTTCTTGCCCCATCGCTTGCATCTGTTGTTGAGCAGCTTGCAATGCTGGGTCTTCGTCTTGGTCAGCCAATACTTTAGGGTCAATGGTTTTGCGTAAACGTTCTGCCATTTCTTCAGCACCTGGCCAATCCATGTTTTTAACAAACAAGTCGCCAGCCACTGCCCAAAGGTTTGGGTTGCCTTGCAGAATCTGAGCCATGCCTTCCATAGCTTCTTGACGCTTAGTCATGTAGCTTGGGCCAGTAGTCACAACCACGTCATACTTACCCACGCTTGGGTTGTATATTTTCTCAATGACTATGCCGTTTTCATCAACAATCTTTTTGACGGGTTCTGCCTGCATGGGGTCAATCTTAGCCATGTCAGTTTCACCATCCACGCCAATGATGCGAGCAATACGGCGGGTGTCGTAAATCTTGGGGATAATGTCAACCAATTGACGGGTCACGTAACGGATAGCGCGAGCCAAGTTGTCAACGTAATGGTACGTGCCTACATCACCTTGACGTTCGCGAGCCAAAATAGCCCGACCAGAACGCTCATTAGACGTTTGCCCAAGGCTTGAGTCATATTGCCCTGTAGTCGATTTAATATCGTCACTAGCGCCCATCTTGGCTTGAATTAAGCCCGTTTGCGGCAATGGGGGCGGGGCACGTTGTGGTAAGGGCAATACGCCGCCTGCACCATCGGTCACATCAGGGTTAACTTCTAAATAAGGCCAATTGGTCGTATTAGCTGTTTTCCATTGATGCTCGTACCCTTCAAATTGCCCGCCGTAGCCAATAAATGGCGCTTTAGGTGCTAAGGCCAACATCTCAGCTTCTTGGCTAACCCAGTAGTTGTACATACGCTGCGCATCTTTAGCGTTACGCACAATACCTGATACGTAAATCTGTCCGTCTACTTCAAACTCATTACCGATAACGCGGACAACAGGAATCCACTTGCCTGCCCACTCTTGTTCTTGAAGTATTTCATAGCCATTGGTTTTAATCCACATAACTTTTTTACGGTCTACGTCACGCTTGCGAATAGGCGTGTAGCCCATCTGAACCAGTTGCTTATCTTCTTTTGAGCCTTTAAATGCGGTGATTTCACCAGCATAAAGGTTTAAAACTGCTTTTTCGTACTTATGGTAAAAGTATTCGGCAATTCTAACCGTGTCATCGGCTAACCATTGGCTAACCGCTTGATCGCCCACGCCTTGTTGCTGAATAGACGACACAGGCATGGCATCGGGGTAAGCCCGTTCGTACTCTGCCCTAGATAGGTCTTCTGTAATAAAACACCATTGCGCATCCGCCCCGCAAGGGTCTTGTATCATAGGATCCATGTAAACGCTAAAGCTATTGCGTATGCGCCCAATCCTTAAATCTTGGTCAAACGAATTTTCGTCACAGTACTCAGTCAATATGCGGATGTACCCTTCGCCATAAGTAACTTGATTCTGACACGCTGTGTCATACGCCACATCAGCGTCTGACATATACTCAATGTGACGCACTATGCCGTCAAATATGTCCGCCATCTCAACATCAGCTTCATCATTGGCAGGAATTACCTTACCTGACGGGCGATTCTGACGTTGGTCGTTTGTAATTTGGTTGACGTGTTGTGGCAACTTGTTAATGGTTAAACAAGGCCGTGCGCCAATAGTCTGCCCTTGCACCGAGCCACGTGTGGATAATACATCAGAAGGCCATTGCCATTGATTATCTGGGTTACCCGCCATAAAGCGCAAATCATCTAGCTCATCGTTACGTGAACTGCCATAAGCAGAAATAGCCAACGTGAGTCGGCTACGCATTGTGGCTAGAAGGTCTTTATTGTCGCTCTCATTGCTCATCGACTAGTCCAATAATGTCTTTATCTTGCATTAATGCAAAACCATCAATCATTGCGTCGATTGTACCGCTAAACCTGACTTTGTCACCTACTGACACCAATATAGGCCGTAATTTACCGTTTGGTAGCCTTTTACCTGGCCCAGTAGCCACAACCGTACCCGTTAAAGTGTCTTCTAAAGGCAACACCAAGAACGGGTGGGGGATTGGCGCGTTTTCTTTGACTAAGACGTGGTTATGCAAGGGTCGAATCATTTTTTCTTAGCCGTTTTAGCCGAATCTTTAAAGTCTTTAGCTGTGGGCGCGTTCTTACTGCCCACTTTGTTCATTTTTTCGCCGCTTCCTGCTTTGATGCGCTCTTGCTTGGCGTTAATATTTGCGTAAAGCCCAGGTTTCTTAGTCATTTAAAATGCCATCCATCCAGTTGCAACGCTGTTGCTGTTTTGAAAATTAGGTCGTGTTCTGTGTGCTGCTTCATTATACTCACGATGCGCCACAGGAAAAGCAAATGTCACGCATATCGCATCGGCTGCATCAGGCGAGGCTAAGCCACGCGCTTTCATGTCTTTTTTTGACTCTAAAAAGATTGTACCCTTAGAATCAGGTTTTATCATAGGGCTAATTAAATCTGTCTTGAGCACCCGCTCTTGCGGTATGCTTGCCGTCTTTAGCCAGTCCTTCATCTTGCCCCACATCTCGGCTCGCAAGTTGCCGTACATGAGCGGTGTCTTACTCTTACTGCCAAAGTTAACCCCGCGAATCTTATAGCGTTGCTCTTTGAGCCTGTCTACGATCCCACCGCCTACCCCACCTTCGTCAATCACAACCAACGCAGGCTTGTATTCTTCTATGGCTTCAATGACGTGGCCAACCACTGTCATCGTATCGTCACCCCTGAACTTACGGATGTCAATAATGTCGCGCCCACGCCTAACCGCAATAACGGTTGCGTCTGCACCAAACCGTGCAGGGTCAACACCAATCACAATCGGGGCTGATAAATCTTTATACAGGGGGCGCTCCATGGCTTCATCCACCACTAGGCTAGGTATGAACTGATCATCGCCTTCGCTTGGGAATGAGCCAAAGACCTCTACGTGCGCTTGGTACGAATCAGCCCCATACTCAGCAATAATCTGCTCATATACGTTTTTATCCGTACCCTCAACCGTTCTTGCGTCAATCTGCTTAGTCACCCAAAAGTCACGCTTGGCGTTAAAGCATTCGTAAAAGTACCCGCTGTTACGCCTGGGGTTAGAGAACGCCAACCAAAAACGATTCGGTGTGTTCTCCGTAAAGAACCCGCTTGATACACCCCAGATAGAGTCATCTATACCTGATGCTTCGTCAAAGACCAACATCACGCCATCATAGTTATGCACACCTGCAAACGCATCGGGGTTCTCTGCTGACCACAATCTGCCTTCTAGCGACCAGTAGCGCGTGCCTTTCTTTAAGTCGCGCTCAACTAATTCAGCCAACCATTTAGCGGGGGCCACTCTTGTTGCGCTAATCTCCCACCAATAGCTGTTTATAGACATCGACAGCCATTTAGTAATTTCAGCCCAAGTCACACTTCGCAGCTGACTTTCTGAGTTAGCCGACACAATCCCCGTGCCACCAACGCGAGTAGACATAAACCACAGCACTATCCAGCTTACCAACGCCGACTTGCCAATACCCCGCCCACTGGCTACCGCCAAGCGCAAGGTGTTAAAGTCAATCTTGCCGTTGTTCTCTTTAATATGTTGGGCTATATCGCGTAGCACTTCTCGTTGCCATTTGCGTGGGCCTGTAAAGTGCTCAAGCGGTGTGCCCTTTTGCCCCCACGGGAACGTGAATAGCACAAACGCTAACGGGTCGTTTTTTATAGCAGGCGACCATAGCCTACTCATTAGCGCCATTTCTTCTTGGGCTGAGTATCTAATCTCTTGCACGTGTGTCTTCTTTAGCTATCATTTTAAAGGGGGCGTCTTGCACGGGGTCGTTGTACTCCAACCCCTGCGCGACGCATTTGTCTGCCAACGCCATTGCGTCAACAATACTGATCTGCTGAGTGACGTCAATCTGCACACGTTGCGCGGCCTGCCACTCATGGCGGTGTTTTAATTTATCAAGCGCCATCTTAGCGTCACCTTCGGCAATGGCTTTATCTACAATCGTTGCCGCTTGCATCTCGCTGTATGCGCGTCCTTGCGCTTCTGCCATCTCAGCTACAGGATCCATTTGGCACAATTGCCTGTACTCAGACGGCATCATGCCCGCAGCTAACGCTAACGTGTCCCCACGCAAACCTAATCGCGCTGCTTCAAATATAGCTTTTAAGCGCGCCTCAGTCGCTTGGACTTTTCGTGGCTCAAATAAGAATGATTGCATCATGCGCTAATTCTACCTTGTGTAGGTTATGTTGTCATGTTGTCATTTTATTTTTAGTTGGTAGCTTGTTTGCTGTTAGCCGTTTTATAAAAAAAATAAAAAGTTTTTGCTGTTAGCCGTTTTATAAAAAAATAAAAATTGTTTGCGAACGGTGCTGGCACACACCCACCACCACCCGGGCCCTGGGGGGGGTATAAATATTGCGCTGCACAATTCCAAGCAGCATAGCTCTAAGCAAAACTTAACGCTGTATAAACGTACAGTACTCACTAAGTCTTAGTGCTGTATAAACATACAGTACTCACTAAGTCTTAGTGCTGTATGAATGTACAGTACTCACTAAGTCTTAGTGCCAATACTCACTAAGTCTTAGTATTTATGTTCCTAAGACTTAGTGAGTATTCCTAAGACTTAGTGAGTATTTGCTTTGCGTATGCGTGGTAAGACCACAAAATTATGTTGTCATTTATGTTGTCATTTTGCATAATTGAAACATGCTGGAGAACCGCATGGATAAACACTCTCAAAATTGTTGTCATTTTGTAGGCATTTTTGGTTTCAAAAATGACAACACGAAGAACCGCATGGATACTGGCTTTCCAGCCGATTTTCTTAAATGTAGTCACTTTTTGAGGTTTTTTACAAAAGTTCACGGCTGTGCGACGTGGTTTGCGTGCCCCACATCATTAGTACTGTATACCTATACAGTAGTAATATTAAAATCAAATATATAACTAAAATAATGACTACATGACTACAAAGCCCGCAAAGCCGCGCGGTTGTTGCTTCTACGTGTAGTCATTTTGCCAAAATAAATGACTACAAAAAGACAACACAATAATTGCAATAAATTGTTTGACAAGTGCTATAAAATACATTACACTGGTATCTAGTATCGCGTTTCTAAACTAATACTAAACTAAACTTAAGGCAACTAACATGACAACCGATATCTACACGACTGTTACAAACCAGATAATTGATCAGCTTGAAAACGGCGTTACACCATGGGTTAAACCATGGCGAGCCGATTCTAGCGCCGATCATA